CCCTTGAAAGTGGGACACCTGCGGCCCTGTTGTTAAATTGATCCAGATAATCAACTTGGCCTTGGCTAGTGGCCACGGGGTGATCCTTATAAAATCCTGCTGGCAAGGTAGTATAGCTTGTTGGCTGCCGCTTATCGAGTCTGTCAAATACAGGCATAACGCCCGCATTTTATCACACGGCGGGCTTTTTAAGCCAATTGACTGATGGCGTTGTTCATCAACGCTGACCAATCATCCACCGCTTTGGTGTAACTACGCATCTCCGGGTCATCTGACCGATAGAAACGCTTTATTATTTTATCGTCCCATTGCGGGAAAAGTGGAATTTGCCTCGGCTTCGTAACCTCAACCGTCAGGTCGGCTGATAATCCTTGGGAACTTTTTGTCCCATTAAGCCTGAGTATATTAGGGGTTTCCCCAATTACCCCGGTCGGATCAAGGTAGATGGCATGTGAGTACCTCCTGTCTCCATCGTAATATGTGTAGTATTCCTCGATTTTGTAACCAAAAGCACTGCCATCCCGGTCGGCGGGTGTACCCGGGTAGGGACGCCTGAAGTAGTTCCACCAATTTCTCAGAGCTCTAACATCATCCCCAAGAGAACGCCTCAAGGAGAACGTCATAAGGGCCATCATTTGCCATTGATCACCATAGTCGGGCATTGCTCCCGGCTGCACCCATAACTGCCACCAGTAGGTGTCAAGACCGGGTGATATAAGATAAGGGCCTTTGACATAACTCTCATCCCTCTCCGTCCACCCCGTCAACCTGAGCTCCCGGTAGTCATCCAAGTATAAACGAAGCCGCCTCTCTTCTGGAAGTTCCTCTGGCATTTAGGAAAGCTGTTGTTGTACATACTGCACCCATTGCTCCACAGATTTTTCCCACTTGTCCCAGCTTTCTGTTAGCTCAGGGAACTTTGCTTTTACGTTTGGGGGTATCTTCGGGAACGGAGGCAACGGAATGTTCAGGCTTTTTGATCTTGGTGCAAGCCTAGCAAATAAGCCCCCACCTCGATTGCCCCCCTTGCCGCCAGTAAGCGAGGACAATGTGTCAGGTATAAGCCCGACGTAAACCCTTTCACCGCCTCTAGTTGAGTACAACTCCCCAGATATTTGATCAAAATAAAACTGTTCGCCGTCGTGGTAGAACGCAGGAGAGTCGGTCACAGGTGCGAGAATCCATAAAACCTCCTTCAGTTCATCAGGAGTTAGAACGCTAGTTTGAGCCTTGGCGAGTAAAGCATCTACCCTTTCCCCGTCCTCATCGCTACGACGTTTTAGTTTCGGCATAGAGTCTTATGGCTGATGTCTCGAACACTCCCGTGGTTCCCGTGACGGTCAACTCGTAGTACAGGTTCCTGCCCTGCTCGTACAATGGCCATGTCAGTTCTGCCGTGGCTCGCGTTCCAGTTGTGTTTAAATCTGTGACGCACTTAACGTCCTTTGGTTTCTGTTCTTTCCACGTTAAGCCGCAGCCAGACTTGTTGGAGTCAACCGCCTGTGCAGCATTGCCCACGCGAAGGGCCATCTTCCCAGTTGGGCTACCATGTTCAAACTCCACGGTCAGCGCACGCAGCAGCTTACTGTTCTTCGGGTCATTAAGCCTGAGGGCTGGTGATCTTAGAATACTCTTGTAGTTGTAGTCCTTGTCGTAGGTTCCACAGCCAACGGTGCTGGTGCAGGTTTCCCTGTAGTGCCCGCTGCCGTCTTCCTTCAAACAGTTGTCGGTTGCGTACACCATTACAAACCTGATGTCTTCAGAGCAGCCCTGAGCGCAGATGTCAGCAAATGTCTGGCTACCCAGATTCCCATATAGGCTGAGCGCAGATGTCGCCGGGGCTGTCCAGTCCTCTGTCTTCAGGCTGTCAGAGGGGTAGGCTGCATCGGATACCGTGAGACTTGTTGTGGAGTATATGTTCGTTAAGGAAGGAGCGTTTACCGCACTGCTAAACGTGGCCACCCCAGTGCAAACAGTTGATCCCTCTGTGCTGTCCCTAAACCCAGAGATTGCCGCTGGACTGCAAACATAGTTGGATGTGGTAAGCCAGTCACCAATGCTAGTGTAGTCCCTTTTTGTGAAGTTTGTGAACGCGCTGAACCCTGCATCCATATAGCTCACATGCTGGTGCTTCACGTTTATGATCAACGTCTTTGAGTTCTTAGTCTGACCTTTCACAGGCCAGCTAATCCAGACCTCGTCTGTCTTGGCGTTGAACGATGCAATCGGAGCCTCACACTCTGACGAGTTTATGTTGTCAAAGATCACGCTCGATGCGTCATGCAGCCAAGGCGGCATATCAGGGGATGCCCTGTATATGTTGTAGTAATAAATTCCGTCTCTCCCCAGAAAGAAGTGGTTATCAGCCGCACTTATGATCGTGTTCGGGTATGCCGGGATAGTGTTTCCATTGTCATCGTCCGTGTACCTCTTCCTAAATGACAACACCTCGGTTCCTGTCCCACCTGAAACTTCAAACTGCCACACACCCTTTGTTGTGTAGACAAGCAGAACATTTCCCAGTGGCGACATCCCCACAATCTCTTCGCCGTGGCCAAGGTCTTGGTATCCAGCCAGCGACTCGTCGCCCGGGGCTATACTAAAAGGCTTTTTAAAGTCAGACCATATAAGGCGGTCTGGTATCCATTCGTTGCCCTCGTGCACGTTCCCGTAAAACATGAGGCCGCGCCACTCCTGTATATAGCGCACCCGGTTCAGTCCCATCTCGCTGAAACTCTTAATCTCTTTTATGGAATCCGTGGTTGAGTTCTCTGCTGGTTGGTCAATCTTCCAGTAGTGTGGCTTCGCGCTGTCGTTAACAAACACAACATCATCGTCAAGCTGTGCCGCCTTCCACTTGCCGCTACCTGTGGACGAGTTGCGTATTACCCTGTGGTTGCCTGTCTTCTGGTTGAAGACGTAAGACCGCTTAGCCCCACCTGATAGAAGCCTTGTTTCACCGTTGGTGCTTGTCGCCTCGAAAAGCATCGTGATGTCTTCCACTGTCCCTGTGGCGACAGCAGCAGGAGTTGATGCGTCGTTTAACGGAAACTGATTGTGCAGGTCAGCGTTAACGTTGTTGTCAGCAAACATGAACCTGCGGAAACCTTCGGATCGCTGTAGGTTGCCGTCCTTGTTAACTCTGAAGTTTTGCACCCAGCGATGAGCCCCGGCTGCCACACTGTCAGGTGACGATTGTGGGTCTAACGGCCCAGTTAGTGGGCGCATCTCGTACAGCTTCGCTTTGGGTGGTATGTGCATTAGAACTTATCGTAGGCGTTCGCATTCGGTGCATAGGTAACCCATGCACAGCCTGCCATCGCATGCCCTCCCTTGCAGTTCTTGGAGTCCTTCTCCTCGGAGCTCCCCTTTGACCCCGACCCACCGCTACCCGGGGCGTTAAGATCAAACGAGACACCGGGCCGAGTTACTCCGTCAGTAAATACATCAACCGACAACGGGCTCGCGTGCCCAATCGGCCTGAGGCCGTCCCACACAAACCCACCTGACCCCGGCGTGCCAAAAGCATTGGGGCCGTGGTACTTTGCGGTTGCACCGTCAGTCCCTTTATAACCCTCCTTGAAAAACTTTCCTGATACCGCCCCTGTCAACTGGGATAGCGCAGTCGTTCTTACAGTACACCCTGTGACATTTGTTGTTGAGTATGTAACGCCGCCTGCACCACCCGTTGAGACAAGGTCAGTGAATCCATCCCTGTATCCCCCACCAACACCGTCAGCCACCCGGGCCACCTCAAGCCAGCTACTTCCATTGTAAACCTCAAACAATGTGAAGTATGGAGCAATCATGGTGCTCTTAGAGTAGCTCACCGTGTTCGCCACATTCGACGTAGCGTCAGATGCGTGTGGCTCCCCAGCCGTTGGAGCCACGGTGTTGCTCTGCCTGCCGTCGCCGCCCTTGTTGTAAGAGATTGTATTGTCATCCCCTACATCATCCAGATACGTTGTTAACTGGTAAAACGCACCCGAGCCTGTGTTGGAGTAGTTTACTGTGAGTGCTGTCCCTGTGGTTGAGTCAACCGTCTTGACGCGAACCTTGGTTATGGCACTCGTGATGTTGAACACGGCAATCAGGAAACCTCCTGCGCCACCGCCTCCCCCGGGGATCGCCACCGCCTGTATGTCCTTTAAACGGTATACCCTGCCGTGGGATGCGTCAGACGTTGCAGGTATGGTTCCACTCGTGGACGGCGATTCGCCTGCCAGTTCGGTGTCAGCCTTGCAAACAAATGAGTTACCGTTTATCTGGCTGACAATGAACTCCCTGTCAAAGTTACTATTGCCGTTATCCTTCAAGTTAATCTTATCCCCAACCAACCAGTGGTTCACGTTCGGGACAGATGATCCCCCAAGTGTAAACGTAAACGTGTCGTTGGCCCCGCCCGCATAGGACAACGTCTTCACATAATATTGTATGGCCGTTGTCTCTTTATGGTCGCCCCCTGCTCCACCTGCTCCACCCCCACCGCGTAGGACAACGCGCATGATGTTTACCGCAGGAGATGTGGGGACAGTTTGATCGTAGTAGGCATCCCCTCCACCTGAGTAAATCAAGCCAGTGTCTCCGTCCACTGCGGTGAACCCCTTGACATACTTTGAGAAACCCGAGGCCGTGTTAGAGAACGAGGAATATTGCCCACTGGTGGTTCTTCCCGCCACCCAGTAGTTGTATCGACGTTGGCCGTCTATCACGTTAGCCGCCGTGCCGTCTGACTTTATGTTGACATGGCTTGACCCGTCCCAAATCTTCCCGCCGTGCTCATCAAGGAACAGGATAGTGCCGTTCGTTCTTTTACATATATGGCCTCCCTCAACTTGAACATGGTTCGACGCTTCCCAAGGGGTTCCATCTTTTATAATTAGAGTCGCATCAGCAGCAGATAAATGGCCCTCGGTTGTGTCATCTAAAGTGCCACTCAGCGTTCCCGCAAGGGCCGTTGCCCCCACGATTGCATCAGCGGTTAGCGTCAGAACTGTGCCGCCATCAAAAGTGATCTTCTTACCTGAGGACAACTCCTCTATTAGCGGCTCAACTTTTATGTTGGTTGCGTTCGCGGCATAGGTGCTCCCCGATGAGGCGTGATCAACCGTTATTGTTGGCGTCCTGTAAACCGAATACATGGCTGCGTTCGGAACGTGCTGCCAGATCAGGGCTATGCCCCCGGTGGATCGGGTTGCCGGGGTTGCAATCAAGTCTGTGACCCTCTTGATTGCACCGCCGTCGCCCCCGTTTGGTGGTGGATCGATTGGGCACACAACCACAGTTGTTTTGTCATCACATTTAACAGCACACAACTCCTGCTTGAACTCCTCGGTGAATGTTCCATCGTCGTTGTAGACATAGGACATCCAAGCATAAACCTTGCGCGGGAAATCTATGATGACCTTCTTCAGACGGTCGCACACACCACTGTCCACATTGGGGAGGGTGTTCTTAATTTCATTCGGTGTTACTGGTGATGGCATTTTACTTCCTTGTTATGGCTTTGGGCTATGATACTTAGGGGACGAATCTGTTAGAGGCCACTCGTTGGGTACACTCTCTGGATAAATATGCCACATCCCTCCCTCTATTCCATCTGTTGTCCAAAGGGGGGCGTATGCTGATGGTTCAGCGATTAACCTGTGCGCTGGAACCGTTGTTGCTTGATAGCACGGGTTCTCATTCTGCCACCGCTCGTCCAAGAGAACCGCCCACCTGTTAAAGTCATCCCCAAGTTGGTAGGGCTTGCTCCAGTCCTTCTTTCCAGCATTGTTGTCCAGCATGACTATCCTTATGCCGTTAATAAACGCGAGATAGGGCTGCTCCTGCATTGTGTCACCAACCTTCACTGCAAGCGGCCACCTGTGCTTCGCGCCCTCAGGCCCCTGCTTGGTGGTGCTCCCCGGTGGCAGCGTATGGAACGGGCTAAACCGTATCTCAAGATTCCGTAACGTCTCACCAAGGTCGGTAATGCTGGATGGTGACCAGTTGTTGATCGTAACCTCCACTCCCCACTTCCCTCCGTTCTTGCACTTAAAATCCACATGAGACTTGGCATTGTTATAGTAGACCCCTCCCTGTATGTCCGGGTAGGATGGGTCTTCAGACTCCTCGACGAGCTTCCTTAGATTCGGGCTGGAGCCGTATATAAAAATAGACACCTTATCCCACCTCTGGGTTCTGGTGATGCTTTCAGCCTTTCCCCCAGCGGAACCGAACTGCGAGTCCGCAGATGCTCCCCCTCCCGTTGCGCCAGAGTCCCAGACGCGGGCAACGTAATTATGAAAACTGCTACCTGAGTCCGCGCCTGTGTCAAACTTAACAGGCTCCCATGAACCGTTCCTGATCGCCACGACCTTATTAAAATTACTGCACTTTAGGTCTACGTTCTTAATGGGCTCCCAAAAGAAAAACTCTTCATATTTTTTAACCACAGGCTTGCAACAATCATTGCTAGACCCCGGAGGAGGTGTTTCCTTCGGGGGAACAGGAGGCTCATCCACAGGTAATTCAGGGTTTGTGTTTTCAATCGCGCCATCAGAAGGCGTTCCTGTCCCGTCCTCGTTTTCCTCTGCTGGCTCACCTGAATCGGGTACGCCCTCGGTGATCACCTTTGATCCCAAGCAACCTGTAGCACAGGTTCCCTTTTTAAATTCAACTGATAGCTGACCGTCTGACGCATAGGCCCCCCTGTACCAACGCCAAAACAGGATGGCGAACTGGACGTACTTGAGTATTCCTTGGGCAATCGTATCGCGTTCCTCGGGGAGGAATCTTTCAAAATCCTTTGGCGTAATGTTACTAGGCATAAGCCTCCTCCTGCTTCAGGAAGACCCCGTGATCCTCCCCGCCCTTGATGCTAACCACTGACTCGTTGTCAGGTATCGGCGTGGTATGTGGCCTGATCTTTTCAGAGAAAAATTTAAGTATGTCCGCGTGCTCCTTCCTTGAGGATTTCTTTAACGCTGTCAGGAAAATCCTCCCAATCATCCTAGCGCGGGAGTCCAGCACCTGACCTCGCTGCAACACGCAACCCGGGTCAATGTGGAAATGGAATGAGGTGGTTCTTCCAAGGTGTGTAATCAAGCCGTCCATGAAGTTCCACCCCAAGTCCCTCATGTTGTCCTCCGGGAACCTGTCCACAAGGCTGTCGTAGTCCATGTAGTCAGGCCACATGAAATCGAAATGGTTGGATATGAGATGGTGTTGCGCGGGAAAAAACTTCACCGTGTACTTGTCTTCGGCTCGGGTGAGGCACTCCTGATCGTAGTAATCACTGTCGTTCCTGATCGCATCCTTCCACCACACAGGGAAATCCTTTCGGCTCGAATAGACATAGCCACCTGTGGCAACGCCGAACTTCTTTTCCATCCTCAGTCTGTGCTCATCGTCATAACCAAAGTTCACATGCGTCGGGTAAATGCCAACCTCGGCATCGAGCTTCTCCTTGATAGGCTCCATGTAGTAGACATCGCAGTCTAGGAACAAGGTGTCTTCGTTTCCCTCCAGCGCAAACTCCATTGCGGCTGGCTTCCTGAACAGGATTGCTATCGGATGAAAATGATCCCACTTCTCATTGAAGCTGTTGTAACCCCCGTTGAAATCACTCTTGATGTCATCGTTGGAATCGGTGTCAATTGACGGCCTAGTGTGGACGTTCTCTATTCCTGAAATTTTAATATGTTCCTCGGCCTCCATGTCGCAGATCACATAGATCGGCTGATCGTGAAACTTTCTAATTGTGTAGAGGCAGAACAGTCCCTCCCACAGGGCGTTGGAATCTATGATAGTACAGAAGCTCGTAGGCCCGGGGTTACTCCCTGCCTTGAACTCTCGCTTCCTTATCTCTTCAACGTTTATCACGGGCAAACATTCTCGCTTTCAAAATCGTCCTTGAACTCCTCCACCCTTGTTCCGTCACTCTCGATGCGCTCCAGTAAAACCTGACCGAGCAGGACACCGAAAGGCTTAGGGCCTACAAACTCGTCTGCTCCACTGGTGCGATGCCTTAAATTTTCAAACCTCTCGTTCGGCACTAAAAACCCCTCACCAACCCAGAACCCGCCGTACTCCCTGACACTCACAGGGTTGGTAACCTCGGAGCACCCTTTGTCTTTGAACACGCTGTCTGCAATGGTGTGGCTATGCGTGTTTGTGTCCCATCCTAGTGGGTACTGCTCAATCATTAGATGTATATCCCCGCCAGAGGTTTCAAACTCTACACGGTAGGGGCCGAAATCAGACATGGGCTCCACGGTGATCACCTTCTCCGCAATTGCCCCTTCAAGTTTTCTTGTGCAAAGCCGTGGCGTGCCGTCCTTGAACCCCCATGAAACTGTGCCCACCTCATCAGGGCTCTCAGCATGGGGGCCTAATTTATTTAACTCACCAGCTTGGTTGCCCCCAACGGAAACACGTACACTACTGCACAACTCCTTGCCGAGTAACGGAAAGTTAACCTCCCTGTTACCTGCAAGGCTGACCGTCAACTCGTACTTCCCGGACGAAAGCGTGTGTGGAACCTTTGACCTTATCCCTCCGTACTGCTCATCAAACGGCGCATAGAATTTCTGGCAGTTTCCTGCGTCCCCCGAGGCTTGCAGGTCAACGATGTTTTTTGATCCAAGGATAGTTCCCCGATTGCCGATTAGGCCAACGAACTGTCCGTTATCAGGCGCGAGTGACGCCCAAATATCTGCGCCCATTAAATCCACCCTGCCCTTGCTGACTACCCAGTTTTTAAAACCCCAGTAGCTGTGCCGATCTTTCAGGCACGGGTTCACCTGTGGGAAGGTTGTCGGTGGAGCTATATAATGGCAGGGAGAACCGCTGTTATTGTCTTCGCAAATCAAAGTGTGAATCTTCTGGAAGACGGTGATAAGACTGGCTGTATCGCTGGCCGTGTAGTAGAGGCCGCATGAGGCGATGTCTGTCCCAAGGAACTGGGTTACAGTTCGGCTTGTCCCATCGCAATGCTTGACCAACTTGCTTCCAAGTGTGTGAAAGCCGACCGCCACGATGATTGTATTGGCTGCATTTTCTGCCGCAGACGGATGCGCCAACACTGTCCCCGCAGCGTTCCCTGTGCCCGAAGCGACAGCGAACGTGAAAGTTGTGGCAGCAGTTACTGTTATGGTGTGGATGGCATTATACACGGAGGCGTTCGCTCCCGTTGCCCCTGTAATCTGAATCGTGTTGCCCGTTGTAAACGTGTGAGCAGCAGCAGTCGTTGCGGTGGCCGTACCCCCTGATTCCGTAATTGTTGAAACCGTTCTGTCGCCGTGGGATTTGATAGTTGCCGCAATAGTTTCCGGGTACTTGTTCGTCTCACAGACATTCTCGTATCCGTCTGTAAGCAGAACTATAACTTTTCGTTTCCCCGCCTTCCCATCCTTCTTTAAAAGTTCGTATGCGGAAAATAGCCCGCCGCCTATGCCCGTGGCGCATGTGCTCAGGCTCATTCCCTGACCGCCACACTCTTCTGAAACCTCTATGTCCCCCACGCCGTTCTTTGCCGACGTTTTTGTCGCCGCCAACTTGACGTGTGTTTCCACATTAGAACCAGATTCTTTGTTCCCCGCATACGAAAGTACCGCCACTCGGTCGTAATCGCCACTGGTGGTTGTCCCTTCCTGCTCCGTGTCAGGCCAGTTCGCGTTCTCAACCAGAGCCATGCCTGCCGACTTGGCTGAAGCCAGCCTTGAAACACCTGCCGAGTCTGTCCTCAGCATCGAACCGCTGCGATCCACGACAAGGACAATATCCATCCCAACACGGAGACAGGTTTCCTTTATGGTCAACGTGGCCCACGCCTCAACAGGGTCGCCCTTAATGGGTCGAGTCTCGCCCGGGTCAATTGCGTCTGAGCTACACTTATCCTGCGGGATATAGCTGGCAAAAACCTTAACCGTGGTGTCAGCCGTTACCGAGCCAGCTTTAAACGCGCCGCAACCGCTTGGCCCGTGGCTGGGCCACGCCGCATGTATGAACAGCGACTTGGCTAGAGCATCGTCAGAGGAGCTCCATGAAATAGTGCCACACCCTTGGCCACCGCCTGCGCCGCAGGTGACTTTCTTCTCCTTGCGTGTGCCGTCCTTAAATAAAAGTTTTAGGTAGGCATCAAACTTTGCCACCTTCCCTTCCTCTACTTGAGCGTCAGAAGACGGGCGAATCTCAAGCCCTTCTACGGCTGGGGGGTTGGAGGTCAACGTCGGGTTAAACACAGCAAACTCATGGTCATCAACCCGAGGATCATCCGTTGTCTCTGGAACATAATCATCCTTGAGCACATCAACCACCGGGGTTGTCTGCTTGAGGCACTCGGCTGTCTTTACCTTGTCAAATTTCATTATGCGTAGGTTGTGGTGGTTGCGTTTCTAGCCTTGGTCAGCGTCAGGGTGTCCTGTACCCCTCCGTCATAATCTATAAATTCAAACTTCAATGTGTCACCCTCCACAGTTCCGCGAACTGCACCGTGCTTGGTGTTGTACTTCAGTACGCTCGTGATCCCTGTTGCCAGCGCGTTGCTGTGGTAACCCCTCAAGGGCGCACCACCTGCGCCATTCACAATGTAGGGGTAGTCCCCATTCCCTGTGTCCTTTAGCCGTTCGTACTGGTGGCCGTGGCCGCTGAGGACAATGTCAGCATCCCACTCCTTAAATGGCCAACGCATCTCAACCGTCCCCTTGTTCGTCGCCATGTTTATGTCCGACGAGTGTGGAGGGTGATGAAAGTAAACCACCTTCCAGTGGGCAGATGATGCGGCCAGCTTACCCTGTAACCAGTCAGCCATTATCGAGTCCTCTCCTCGGTGGGAGCTAGACGAACCCGAAAGGGCATCTGGTTCCACTGCGTCCCCGTCTGTGGCGATCCCGCTGTTGATGCAGAAGAAGTGGACGCCGCCCTTAATAAAATCATAGTAACGCTCATTACCGGGTAACGTAAAATAGCTATGAAAAAACGACAGGCTGTCTGACACATAGTCATGGTTGCCTACCGCAGGGAAGAACTTGTTCTCTGTCGCGGTGGACGTGTAAGTGCTGGACTGACCCGTGCCGAACGGGAAGATGTATTCGCTGTAATGTTGACCGACATTTATGTCATAGGTGTCGGTTGTCATGTCGGCCCCCGAGGCGTTGTAACTGTTGTCACCTGTGGTAACCACAAACTGAGGGCTCCAGCTTTTAAGCAACGTGGCCACCTTGCCAGCGTTTGTTCCGTCATAGTCACCTGACCCGGCAGATGCACCGAAGTCCCCTATCTGTGCGAACACATAGGAGGCCGTGGTTGAAACCGCATCAGTTGTTCCCGCTGTGCGCTGTGCGTCACGCCTAGCTGTGAGAATGTCGAACGCCTCGTCGCAGTACAGGAACGGCTTCACCTCTGTCTCCTTCTTGCACTCGTAAAGCAGATCAGCCAGCGATTCGTTATATTCAACCGTCAGAAACTTATACTTCTCGTAATCAGAATCGTAATCACGAGCATACTCCTTGTGAACATAAAGCCTTACAGCACGCTTCCAGTCCGACGAGTCATACACTATGTCCTCGTCGCCGTAGGTCTGCTTCAGTCCGCTCCACTCAAGCGCAGCTACCTCAAAACTGCTGAGCCACGGGGAAACCCAAATCTTATTGTTCTCTATCGCCCAAAGCCCAGTTACAGCACGGAAATGTTTAGTGCTTTTCTTTGTTGACGTTACCCCTGAAACAGTCACGTAGTAGTCACTGTCCTCCTCGGGGTACTTGAACCCGAGCGGCAGCATGTCTAGGCCATCATTCTTAGGTGGATATATACTCCGTATGTACGCCATCGCGTGGCACTCAACCTCGTGCTTACTGGCCTGATGGAAGTATGCCGGGTAATCCTCATCGTCCGCCTGCACGGTGTACATTCTATCGATCCTCCCCTTGGGGGCATCGAACACCGTCATGCCGCGCTGGTAATACGTGGAGCACTGCGGGTATCGGCTGATGTTCTTCTCTTGGAAGCAGGGGATGTACCGCTGTAAGCTCACCGCAGCGGAGGCAAAGTTCTTTCGCACGGGGGCGACGAGGTTCTCAGGGACACCCTCTGGCCAGATGTCGCTACTCAGTTCTTCTACTAGGTCGGTGAATTTCATTTTGGTTTGGGCCTCTTAGATGCTTTAGGTGTGTAGTCCTCTGGTAAGGGAAGAGATTTCCCGGTATCGGAGTTCACCCCGTCACTTGTTACAGTTGCACCCACCTCTAGCACTCCGGGCTGCATTTCCGGGTTGTGAGACGAACTGATCCCTCCTATCTCTTCGCGCACCTGCGCCTTTAAGGAGGTTGATGACTTGTTTTTTTTTAAATCCTCGTAGTACGCCTTGTCGATCTGCTCAAGACCATAGGTTCCCAGCCTCCCTTCAAGCTCCTCCTGTACGGCAGGGTCTGTGACTTGAGCAATTCCCTCGGATTGGGATACGATTTCAACCTCGAAGAACCCTCCCCCGGTTAGGGGAACTGGGTTGCGAGGATTAGACTTCTTCCAGTAGTGCGTTTTCGGCTTCGCCATAGCAGCAAGTAGTATAACAAAAAACAGGGCGGTCGTGACAACCGCCCTGCTGTTATTTTTCCTATGGCCAGTAGCAGAGCTTAGGAATTATACGCCGCCAACGCCCGCAAGCGGAACCTGACTGTCAAAGTTCTCGATAATCAGATTATCAAGAGGACATTCGACAATCGCCGTCCATGTCTGCGAGTTCAACGTGACCTCCTTGGTGGGGTTCTTCATCACGCAGGCGTAATCCTGATTCACCTTGGCCAGATCATCCAGATTCCCAGTGGAATGAACCACGCGATTGGAATCAATCATGCCCGGGTAGATGCCACCACCCAGATCAAGGATCATCAGGAACCGACCAGCGGAACCATCTGCAACGGCATTGGTTCCACCTGAGCGGTATTGCCGCGTATCACCAATCTTAGCGGTGGTCACCATGTCATCGAAGAACTCATTCGTGATGATGTTCATCGTCACCCCAGCAGGATGATGCAGGTTGTAACTCTGGGAGTAGAACCCTCCAAAAAGGTTCGTGCGCCCAGCGTCCCAAGTAACAGAATCCAGCGGGCCATCTGCCTTGTAGTATTTGATCATGGCCTTCCAGATATTCCGAGCCGTGGACGAGTCGGTGAATATATCCACACTATCGGCTGGCTTGCCCTGATCCTTACGGGAGCGAACCAACTCAAACAACCTGTCGAACAAGTCGGTTTCGAGGGTCAACTGCCCGCCTTGTTTGTCCACCACGCGGCCCGTGTCCTGCAACTGGCGATAAACACCTGTAGCGTTGGCGCGGTAGCTGATGAACTTGTTCTCCATCCCCGAGTTCAACTCAAGTTGGTTGGTCGGGTTGTAGGAGTTGATCTGCTCAAGCGTTCCCTGATAACCAGCGAGCGTTTGACCGTTAAGAGGTTGACCCCAGAAGAACTGGTTCACCCATTCCTTCTGGAACTGCAAACCAAGCTGCTTATTACGCTCAGCCAATGGAACATCGCCAAACTTCTGGAAGTAAGAGTTACTCCTCATCATGCGCTCCAACCACTCTTTGTAGAACTGATCCACACAGAGGGTGTAGCGTGAGGTTTGAAACCAGAACGGTACGTGCTTCAACGTGCTAAGAGCGGGGCGATTCTCACACCACTTCTCAAAGTCGGTCACGTTGTTCGCTCCAACTGAAAGCACACCGCCTTGAGCGAGCGCAACCTTGAACGACAAGGCCGTGGTTGCAACCGACGAGCCAACCTTGAAGTCAGCATTCCAGTCACCAGCAGCCGTGCCCTTCTTGATGGAAGCACCGCCGCCGTAACCGCCAATAAAGTCGGCCTCGATGTCGATGTACTCCCCGGATGTTCCAGACCCTATGGCGGCTGTGCCACCAACTGCCTGAATCACCTTCCACTCCAAGCGGTAGGCATTACCAGAGGCATCCTTCACAAAGATAAAGAAGTGCATTCCCGGCGCAAAGTAGGAAGCCGCAATAGGCTGGTTGCCGTTGGCTGGAACATGCACCTTGATGACATTGTAGTCTTTGTCGCCTGCGCCTGAGCCAGTGTCGGTAAGATTACCGCTACCAGCGGTAAGCAACTCTTCGTCTGCCCCCGGGGTCACCAGAGTCGTACCAGAGGCAGGTGGAACCTTGTAGTTTCTGTCGTAAATCCGATCCACGATCCAGTAGTTGTCTTTGATGACATCCTTCTGTGACGCGAGAATAAACGGATCAACCTCAAAGCCTGAGCCTTGAATCTTCTTGGTGTTGACGAGGTTGCCAACGCTCTTCGCGCTGGAAACCAACCAGTCATACATCCCGTACTGACGCGCCCCACATGTAGCCAACTCTAATTGAGTCGTTAACAGGTGAGTCATGTCCCGGTAGTTACTGCCTGACTTGAAAATATCATCCAAGTCAGCGGGTGCTGCCAGACCTACGTTCGATCTCGTGATCGTCCCGCAGGAGTTGTAGGAGTTCCAAACGGCGGTCTTCGCCGCTACTGGGTTTCCCTGAGAGTCTTTGCCTCCATAGTTGACATCCTGATAAAGGTTGGCCTGATTAGTGCCATGCCCGCCATGTGCGCCGTCGTTAGTTTGTGGTACTGCTGCCATAATATTTCCCTCCCTAAAGAGTTAAGGCAGCAGTATATCACCCCCATAAAAACTTTTTTAAAGTTGGCAGATCACCTAATGAGGTCTTTGCCGTGTCACCAGTAGCTGTTGATGTTACGTCACCCCTAGATGTTTCCGGGGGTTGCGGTTTAGTAGACTTTCTGGGGCTAATAATACTACTCGCCACACTTGGCTGGGAACTTTTCTTCCCAGTCTTTTTTGATGAGTATCTTTCAAAACGCTCACGTTCTGAATCTATTCTATTTTTAGCCTTATTGCTTATATCGCTGACGTACATCGTCTTGATGTGCCCGGGCTCAAGATGCCAGTGCCCATCCCTTTTTGACTCAGGCATCTTCATCCACTGCTCCGTAGTGGCAAATCGTTTCCCCTCGTGAAGTTGTTGCGACTGCGGTAGTGCTGAAATCTGCTTCTCCTTGCTGAGCGCAAACTGCACAAGGCCCTTGTGAACATCGTTTTCCATGTTCAACCTGAACTTGCGGCTCGGGTGGGCCAACTTCTCTAGCTCGTAGAGAGTCTTCTCGCTCTCGGCCAGTGTCTCATTGAGAACGTGGTGGGCAATCGGGTCGGCCTGCTCTAGGGCCTCGCCGCCGCTCTCCTGAATCATCTTCAGGTAACCCTCATCAATACTGCTGACCACCTCGGCAACGGAGTTGTTTGTCCCTTGCTCCAACTCGCCCTTCATGTTGGCCTCGGCTACCTCAGAACGAACTGAATCGAGCTCGTTCATGTATTTCCTCTCGGAATCCTTGAGCATTCGCTTTGCCCTAGTCTCGATCCGGGCATCATCAAAGTCGCGCTCGTCAAACTTCGGGAGGTTTTGCCCGATCCACTCTTCATGCTCAGCGTCGTTCGTGTCGAACTCCTGACCGGGGTTCTCTGCTGTCCACGCAGCCTTGTAGGAACCGAGATCGCCAAGGTAGGATTTATATTTTTCTCTGATCCCTTTGTATTTTGAGTCTTTTTCCTCAAGCTGCCCGAACACCTCAAGGTCGCCCTTGTTTAGTTCTTCAACCTCATCATAACCGGGAACTGGTTCAGGAGTATCGCCAGTCCTTACAGAGGCAACTGAGGTTGCTGTCTCTCGTATAATATCCTTGATGTCATCGGCAGACAGGGATTCCTCCTTTTTGGGTCTGCCCCGTTTTCTTTTTGGCTTCTCCTCAACCTCAGTCGGAGTCTCCTCAGCTTCCCCTTGTACCTCTTCGGTTGGAGCCTTCTCCCCTCCTTCCCTCGCCTTGTAACCAAGGCGTTCCATCAGGTTGCCTGTGGCGTCCTCGACCTCATCCTGCTTCTCCTCAGGCGGGGCCTCCTCAGGCGGGGGACTCTCCTCGTCTTTATTGTTGCCTTCGAGCTTATCGACCATTGGCCTGCCCGCGTCTTCCATGCTGATCATCTCGACACCCGGGGGAGTCTGAGCGTCAACCTGTTCCTGTAGGTAGTCTGCTACTGCCATAATGTTTTTTCTGAAACCCCTATTTTTATTCTTTGAAACTCATGTTCTCCTCTTTGGATTCTCTCCAGCATTCCAACGAACCTCACCAAGTGGCTCGCCTCCTCTGCCACAGCCTGTGCGTCAGCGAGCCTTAACGGCTCATCAACAGAGTTAACTAGAAGTCGTGATGACTTCTCCTGTAATGCGGCAACCTCAGACAATATAAGGGCCTTCAGATCAGAGCATTCCTTGTGTTTTAACCAGTTCTGGATTTGGAGCACCTTCTGGGACTCCGCTGGCAGCTTGGACAGGGTTATCATATTGCGACTCGGCGGGAGGTTGGGGAGCTTGATTCATTATCTGGATCAACTGCTCGATGGCCGATGTGTTTTCCTGAGTGTTCTTGGCAATGGGCTCGATGGCCTGACCCACCTC